AATGATTGTATCCTTGATAAGTCCCTAAAGAAAACCTTCAACGCCATGATCAAAACTGGCGAAATCCCTAACATGATGTTCACTGGCTCAGCTGGTGTTGGTAAGACTACTGTAGCCCGTGCTCTATGTAACGAGCTAGAACTAGACCACATCGTAGTTAACGGATCGGAAGACGGTAATATCGACACCCTCCGTGGTAAGATTAAACAATTCGCATCAACCGTATCTCTTCAAGGTGGCTATAAAGTAGTTATCCTAGACGAAGCGGACTACCTAAACCCCCAATCAACCCAACCAGCCTTACGTGGATTCATTGAAGAATTCTCTAACAACTGTCGGTTCATCCTAACCTGTAACTTTAAAAACCGCATCATCGAACCTCTCCACTCTCGTTGTTCTGTATATGAATTCAACGTAGGTGCTAAGGCTACTCTTGCTGGCGGCTTTATGGAACGTCTTCAGTATATCTTAACCACGGAAGGCATTAAGTATGATGACGCTGTGATCGCTGAGATGATCATGAAGTACATCCCTGACTGGCGTCGTGTTATTAACGAATGTCAACGTTACGGTCTATCGGGTTCTATTGACTCTGGTATCCTTGTTAACTTGTCTGACGTATCTATCAAGAGTTTGATGGACGACCTTAAAGGTAAGAACTTTAAAGGTATGCGTAAATGGGTTACTGATAACATTGACATCGAATCCACTAAGTTGTTCCGTATGATCTATGATAATATGATGGATTATGTAGACCCTCAGAGTGTACCTCAACTGGTGTTAGTCTTAGCTGAGTACAGTTATAAAGACTCCTTCATGGCTGATCATGAGTTGAACGTGGTAGCTTGTCTAACAGAGATTATGTCTCAGGTTAACTTCAAGTGAATCCCTTCGAATATATCAAATCCATAAGCAATAGCAAGAAGTATATTATGGAGGAGGAAAAGTCCTACAACGCCTTTATGGTTAACCGTGGACTATCCTACTTCCCTGATACTATCTTGTTCGCTAATGAGATGAACCAGTACCATCATATCGGCGGGAAACTCCAATATGATTTTCTTATAAATACTATCAGGAAACGCAATCGTTTCTCAAAGTGGAATAAGAGCGGTTCGTCTGTTGATATAGATGCGATAAAGCAATATTATGGGTACTCTAATGAAAAGGCTCGTGACGTCCTCCCACTTTTAAGTAAGCAAAACTTGAAAATAATAAAGGAACGTATTAGTCATGGTGGAGTACAAAAAGGATGAATTGGTTAATTGGGATACAAGTCTTATGTTAGAAGTAACGTTAGCAGAGCCTGATGATTTTCTTAAGATAAAAGAGACATTGACTAGGATTGGAGTGGCTTCAAAGAAGGATTCCAAACTATATCAGTCGTGTCATATCTTACACAAGCAAGGTCGATATTTCATAACACACTTTAAAGAATTATTTCTATTGGACGGCAAACCTTCTAATCTATCTACGAACGATCTAGGTAGGAGAAACACCATCGTACAATTGCTCAGTGATTGGGGATTGTTAGAGGTTGTTTCAGAGATTGGTGATACCGCTCCTCTAAATCAGATTAAAATTATCTCACATAAAGATAAGATTAATTGGGACTTATGTCCTAAGTATAACATCGGAGTTAGGTAGCTCCGATCTAAACCAGCCGATGCCTATTAAGGGTCGGCTAATTAAACTCGCTTAATATAAGGAGCAAACATAATGAATGCAACTACGCATACATTCCCGAGAGACATATTTTTCGGATTCGATAGCATCTTCGATGCACTAGAACAACCTCAAACTCAACGCACACAGGGATATCCCCCGTATAACGTTGTCAAGAAAGAAGAGAATAAATTCCTAATTGAAATCGCTGTTGCGGGATTCAAGAAGGATGATATCACCCTAACTCTAGAGAAAGGGCAGCTGACTATTAAAGGAAGCCAAGAACGCCCAGACCCTAATGAGTATATCCATCGTGGTATCTCTGCTCGTCAGTTCGAACGTAAATTTACGCTCGCTGATACAATGGTTGTCTTAGGTGCTGATATCGTAGATGGATTATTATTAGTTGGTCTGGAGAATGTCATTCCTGAGGAAGACAAACCTACCACGATCAACCTTGGTGAACTAAGCACTGGTGCTAAACAACTATTGCTGGGTTAATTTATAGGGGTGTTCGCACCCCGTTTATGGAGAAGTAAAATGAGTGGAACAGTAAAAATAGTAAAGTTGGTGTCAGGCGAAGAGCTTATGGGAACATATACAGAAGGTTCTATTCAGAAACCTTGTGTTATCTTCCGAGCTGAAGAAGGTGGAATTAACTTCGAACCTTATATCGCATATGGTCTTACAGACACTATAACCTTACATCAAGGTGCGGTAGTGTGGACTATTGAACCAGATGAAGAACTTCTAGAAAAATACCTTGAGCTTATTAGTAACTTATAGTTGATTTATGCCCTGAAATAGGGTATAATAGGTTAACGAATTAAGGTACTATGTTATGAAATTCTATACTAATGTTTATAGGTATGGCAGGAATATAAGGTATATCGGCTACGAAAACGGTCTCAAGGTTCAACGCCTTGTACCGTTTGAGCCAACACTTTATGTTAAATCAAATAAGCTTCAAACTGGCTACCAGTCCATCGACGGGACTAAGGTAGAACCAATCCAATTTAGTGATATGGCCGAGGGTACTACCTTCGTCAAATCGCATGCCAATATAAGTGGTTTCGGTGTTTATGGCCAGACCAACTTCGCTACACAATACGTTAACGAGAAGTTCCCTGGAAATATTGAATGGGATCGTGATCTAATCAACGTAACCTCTATCGATATCGAGTGTAAGTCTGAAAGCGGCTTTCCTTATCCAGAACAGGCTGATCAGGAAGTAACTGCGATTTGTTGTAAGAACAATATCGATAAGATCTTCCACGTCTTCGGCTGTGGTAAGTATACCGTCGAGAAGCCTAACGTAAACTATGTCAGATGTATTGATGAGCAGGAATTGCTTACGAGATACGTTGCTCATATGAGTGATGTTGATATCATTACAGGCTGGAACGTTAACGAGTTCGACATACCCTATTTGGTCAACCGTATCGAAAAGGTTTGTGGTAAGGAAGTTATGAAGCGTCTATCGCCTTGGGGTGATGTTAAGGACGACACTCCTAAGAAATCTACTGGTTTCTTCGAACCGAAGCTTCAATATAAGCTGGGTGGTGTTGTTATAATGGACTATCTAGCACTCTTCAAGAAGTTCGCTCACGAGTACGGTACGCAGGAGTCTTATAAACTAGACAATATTGCTAACGTAGTATTGGGTGATTCTAAACTATCATTCGATGAATACTCTGACTTAAACGAGCTATACGAAAAGGACTATCAAAAGTTCATTAACTATAACATCAAGGACGTGGATATCGTTGATAGATTGGACGATAAGCTAGACCTGATCTCGTTGGCTCTTACTATGGCTTACAACTCTGGTTCTAACTACGGTGACGTGTTTGGTACTGTAGCGATCTGGGATACTATAATCTATAGAGACCTATCGTTAATGAATGTTGTAATACCTCCTAAAGTTGATACTGATTCGGGAACATATCCTGGAGGGTATGTGAAGGAACCTCAAGTCGGTAAGCATGACTGGGTTTGTTCGTTTGACTTGAACTCTCTATATCCCTCTATCATCATGCAATACAATATGAGCCCAGAGACTATTATATCTGGTATAACTCCTGGAGTGAACGTTGATTCGTTTATGGAAGGTCGTGTACAGAATAATATGGAAGGGACGGCATTAGCTATTAACGGTACACGTTATAAGACAGCAGAGCATGGAGTGTTCCCTCGTATCATTGAAGGTATGTACAACAATCGTGTAGGCTTTAAACAGGCTATGCTTAAAGCTCAACAGGATATGGAGTCAATCGCTAAGGATGATGTTCAAGGACGCTATGACGTTGAGAGACGTATTAACATCGCTAAGAATAACCAGATGTCCATTAAGCTTCTATTGAACTCGCTGTATGGTGCTATGGGTAATAAGTGGTTCCGCTACTATGACCGAAACATCGCAGAGGCTATCACCTTAACAGGTCAAGCCACTATCAAGTACGCTGAGAAAGCCTTAAACGGATACCTTCAAGGTGTCCTTAAGACTGAGAAGGATTACATTGTAGCAATCGATACCGACTCTGTGTACGTACAGTTAGGTGATTTGGTTGATCTCGTTAAGCCTAAGAATCCAGTTAAGTTCTTAGACAGGGTTTGTGAGGAGCAATTGGAAGTGGTTCTTAAGGACTGCTATGCTGACTTGTACGCTCGTCTAGGTGGCCGCACCAATAAGATGGTAATGGCTCGTGAGGCTATTGCTGATCGTGGTATATGGACTGCTAAGAAACGCTACATACTCAATGTACATAATAACGAGGGTGTTCAGTACGCTGAGCCCAAGCTTAAGATCATGGGCATCGAAGCCGTTAAATCATCCACTCCGATGATTTGTCGTAATTCACTAAAGGCTATATTCAAAACGATTATATCCAAAAGCGAGGAGGAAGTCCAAAAAGAGATTGCCCAGTTTAAAGTTAAATTTAACAAGGCTAATCCAGAGGAGGTCGCTTTCCCTCGAGGTGTTAACGGTATAGATAAATGGACCACTAAGGGTTCTGGAGGTATCTATGAGAAAGGTACACCGATCCACGTTAGAGGGGCTATCCTACATAATCACCACACAACCCCAGTCAATACGACTAAGATTGAATCAGGTGATAAGATTAAGTTCACTTACTTGACCCAACCTAATCCTATTAGAGAGAATGTTATCTCCTTCATAGACTACCTGCCTGATGAACTCGGACTAGCAAGCTATGTTGATTATAACACTCAATTCGATAAGACGTTCTTATCGGTGATCACTCCGATACTTGATGCGGTGGGTTGGAAGGTTGAGAAAGAAGTTTCAATTGAAGACTTCTTTTAACTTGACTTTATTACATTAATACGGTATAATATCTACTATGACTGCTTTAACTATATACAAAAACATCTACGACAACAAGACCGATAAACGAATAGACTTCGAGGACTTCGGCCACTTCAGTAGGTTTTTGTTTGAAGCGTCTAAAGCTGTGTATGAATCTAAGTCTGACGCATCTCTAATGACCCCAGCAGTTTACGCTGAAGGCTCTACTAGGGCTAACAA